TATGGGACCTTATCGCGCTTCGGCTTTTTGAACTGCTTGTTGGCTTTCATCAGGGCGAAGTCACGGGCAGCACCGGATTGGACTGCAATATTGAATGCTTGTTTTTTATTCATGGATGATTCCTCCTAGTTTTTTTGTGGTATAATAACCACATTCATTTGGTCACTCTGGCGGGAGTGACTTTTTATTTGGACTCTTTCCTCGGTTTTACCGTTGGCACAAAGTCAGCGCCCTTCGGCAACTTCTCTTCAATCCCTACAACGACACCTTGCTCGTTGCGCTGCACCCATAATAATTCTTGCTTCCATGGTTGCTTTTTCACTGGTTTCACCTCCTCCAAGGCCGTTTTTAGCCGTTTTTGGCAAAAAAAATATAGACCTACGATAAATGGCATATGCTTCATCGATTGTCAGGCTCATGTATTGGGCGGCCCCAGGATACTGCTGGAGGTCATTCCGCTCGTCTGCGCTGCAGAGGATATCCAACCACACCGGATTGCTCATGCCACGAACGCTGCCCATCTACCGGTCTCGACCATAGCGACAAACTCCTCAAAAGTGATGTTGTAACGCTCCAATACACGATGGTGGACGAAGTATCGACCAAGACTATCAATCCTCTCGTCAGACACGCTGAGCACCTCCCTGAGTGGATAAAAGGATCTCTACATTGCGGTGATACTGCCTCCGGGCAAAAGCTGCTATGTTGTACCTACGGCGTGCTATCATGCGTTCTTCGAGGTGAGAGAAATAGATGCATAAAGCCCGGTGTTTATCTGTATTTTGCATTTCGTCTTTCCTCCTTGATCTCGAAATTCAAGAGTCCCAAGCTGATTTTTAAATGATGATCAATCCGCATCATGCGTTCCAGGGTGAGCTTCCCGACCAGCGATGTGAGGCGGCTCTTATCAATCGTCCGGATCTGCTCCAGCAGGACAACCGACTCTTTTTCCAAACCACCCTCCCCAGCATCCATCCAAACATGTGTATGTTGGTGTTTACCTCTCCCATAAGTAATGGCGGCTACTATCGTAGTGGATGATTTATCGTTGCCCACATTGTTTTGCAGGATTAACACCGGGCGCCGACCGCGCTGCTCATGTCCAACTGCATCATTAAAGGTGGCCCACCATATCTGACCGCGTTTAACCTTCATGGCTTTCTCCTTTCATCTTGGCTACCGCTCAATCGTCGGCAGCAGATTGTTTTTGCTTTTCAGCAGATCGTAAATGAACAAGCGGCCTTTCTGTGTCCACTTCGTATGCATGACGCTCTTTTCTTCGTCGAGGACGTGTGTGGAACTTTGCGTATACCCCTTGTCGGCGTATCGTTGGTAGAGAAGCCAACAGTCACCTTGTTTAAACTGGACATCCAACTCATGGAGTAGATTGTTTAACGCTTGTCCACTCATGCCGTAATCTTTGGCGATCTTGGTGATGGATACCGTAGATTTGTTTTGAAGAATCAAATCGTAGTAAGTCGCCTTTGGTTTCAATTCCGATATAATCTGTTGGCTCTGTGCGTTCTGGAGTTGGAAGGCTTCCTTTTCCTCTTCCAATTGAGCAGCGAGTCTCAGAGCTTCTGCGAATGACTTTGGAAGTCGAGGTCCTGACAGTTGTTCTCGCATCCGGTTGAATTCTGCAATGTACAACTCTTTAAAACGAGCAGCTTCTTTCCCCGTATATCCCATTACCAGAAAGGAAAAGCCATCTTGGGTGATAAGATATTTCTGATAAGTGCGACCCCCATCATCCTTGTAATCGACCAGTCCAAAATTGGACTGATGAAACACCTCGCTACATTCCAATTCTCGAATATTTCTCGTTACATGTTTGTGCTCTTTCCCAAACGTCTCCGCCACGATCAAACTGTCTGTGATTGGTCTTCCATTATCAATGAATACTAGATTGTTCATTGGCCACCTCCGCTTCAGTATCTTCTTGGGCTTGTACGATTTTAAGGCGTTCGCAGCCATCCATGAACATAGTTCACAATCCCTTCGAATGCTTCATCATTGCATCAACGATTGTTTCCACGACATCCGTGACTATATCTGAGTGTTCTGGTCGCAGTGCATTCACGTTTGTTACGCCAACAGTATGACGTACAATAGCTGAAATCCCATTAACAACCTGATGCTTTTGGAATGAAGATAGATGACTTAACTTTGTGAGTGCTCGGTTCTTCGATTCAACCCAAGTGCCGTATCCTCGAGTCTTTAGATGCTGCTCACTTTCCAATTGTTGTTTAATCTCTGGCGCAAGTTGTTTTGCTAACTCGACCTTCAACTCTGTAAACTGCTTGTCGGTCAATGTGATGGTATTCAATCATTTGTCCTCCTTTTTTTCTGATGGTATATTCAGAAGCGGAGTATCATAAGCTATATCGTGTCTCTTTCAAGACACCCCGCTTCAAAAAAATTTTCAAGTGGAATTTTGAACATACGGCTTAACTGAGCAATCTCATCGATGTAGAATTTTGAATGTCCGTTCTCTTTGCGAGAATAAGTAGTTATTGTAATGTTCAGAGCCTCAGCTACATCCTTAGCCTTCATGTCTGCGTTCACTCTTGCGGCCTTAACTGAAATTTTCATTGTCCTTCACCTCCTCGTGTATAATCGTGTCTTATTGAGGACACACTAAGAATATCACCACATTTTTCCTATGTCAACTCAAATAAGACACAAAAATAATTATTATTTACTAAACGTGTCTTATATGGTATGCTGTTTTCAGTTCATTAGATGAAGGAGTTTTTGAAATGAATGACCTGATAGGTACAAAAAAATTTTACGCGACAACTGGTGCTAACATAAAAAAATATCGCCAATTGAGGAATTACAGCCTTCAAATACTGGCCGAAAAAATTGGAGTTACCAAGAAAACCGTTCAGCGATACGAAAACGGCGAGCATAAGATCGATGTTGAAAGGCTTAAGGAGCTGGCGGACGCACTCAATGTTACTGTGACCCAACTGACTGAGGGTGCTTACGAGCAAATAGGAGTTGATTCTGTCGAGAGCGAAAACATAACTTTACCGATAGTTGGAAAAATTTCATGCGGAACTGGAGGAATGGCTTACGAGTTGATCGAAGGTTACGAAACAACGCCACGCTCTTGGATTAATGGCGGCGAGTATTTTTATCTTAGAGCAAAGGGGGATAGCATGACCGGGGCACGCATTTACGAAGGCGATCTGCTGTTGATCCGTAAACAAGAAGAGATCGAAGACGGTGAAATTGCAGCTGTTCTTATCGATGATGAAGCCTTTTTGAAGAAGGTTTACAGACAAGGAAACACATTAATTCTACAATCGGCCAATCCCCAATATGCCCCGATCATTTACAGTGGATCAGAAGAAAATGTTCGAATAATTGGCAAATTAAAAAAAGTCGTTATTAATTTTTGATTTAAAAGCCCGCCTCAGAGAGGTAGGGCTCATTTTTTATGAACTAAACGGCTTCGGCAGCTTAGTAATAAATCGCCCATAACCATCTTTGTTTTTTATCAGGTTAAGTGAATGGTAGCGCGGAAGACGCAGAAGATCCTCCTCGGTATACGGATACAGTTCACTTCTCAGCTCCTCATAATTTTTCCTATCTGCTCCCGATATAATCATGTATGATGCATTTGCCGACCGCAGCTCGTCTCGTATGTGCTTGATCTGGTTAAGGTAGTGCGCCGAGATGATCGGCTTCAGTCCAAACTTAGCATACTGGCTCAGTTTATCCCGCATGAACTGCTCTGTATGTTTGACCTGGTAGAGCTCGTCAACCACTAGATTGACCTTCGTGTATTTATTGCGATCCCCTTTCAATTTCTTCGAGCGCATCTGCAACGCCAACCATATTTTTGTACTCCAATAGGTTGTGTATACGTCGCGTTCCGAGTCAGTGCCAAACATATCCGAGGGCATCCGAATGCAGATCAATTGATTCTTCTGCATTTCTGCAACAAGGTCCACATTCCCCTTTGTCTCTTTGTCCAGCATCCGCTCCATATAGGCGTTCTGTTCGAGCTGGTTCAGCCTGTCGATGATCCCGACCACATACGTATCCTTCGTGCCGACAACAGCGCCGCTCTTATCAACGTCATCTATTTCCCCGAGCCATCTGGTATATTTCTGCAGGCTCTCTCGCTGAGAGTGTGGTACAGACCGTATAAGCCGTGTACGGACCTCATGGTCTTGCAAACAGTCAAATACACTCCGGATGCTCCCGCCGCTTATAAACGTCACCAGGGCCGCGCTGACAAGGTATCGTTGCATCTTGGCCGACAACTTTGTCTCCTCTGCATTGATCGAGTTAACCAGCGTTAAAAGCTGCGTGGTTTGCTTTTTGGCGTTATCGTAAGCTTCAAATGGATCTGAACTAATTCCCACCTCGTTGTAACCAAGACCTTGCATTTTGCGTGGATCACCGCACTCAATAACAAGGGTTTTATCATTTGGGATAGCAGCCGCTACCTCCCTGCTCAGTTCACACTGACCAACAAAATCAAAGATGATGACACATTCCCCAGCATTGATTGCATCGCGGCTGAGGTTGCCGATCAGCGTCGATTTACCGGCTCTCGTTGGGCCTATCAGGACAGTTGTGAGGTTCTGGTACTCCCGGTCTGATGATAAGTAGGCTGGCTGATCATGGCCACGATAAACGTTTGTACCGATGCACATAACCCCTTTGGTTAGATCCTCTGGCACCTCCGTCTCCTGTGTCTCCACTCGCTCAATAAAGTTGTAACGTTCAAGCACATCCCGGCCCGCCAGTGCAATGAAGTTTTGCACCTCCTGGTCACTTACCTTATTTCGTTCGGTTCGAATGTCTCGGTCGGTAAATTTAAACTGCCGCTGAAAGGGTCGGAAAGTTAACTGGTTATCCTCTGTAATCGTATCGAAAGATTGAGCAAGCCCACGTGCTGCATTCCTTTGCCGCATTGCGTCTGTGCTCTCGGCCATAACTACAATCTGTGTATCGATGATCATGCTGCCTGATTTCTTGGCCGTGGCCTCGCTAATCCGACGGGTGCCATGGAGACGATCCAATAGCCCCTCAATAAAGCTTGTATCCGATGCTGCAGTCTTCTTTTCCCCCGCTAATACCTCGGCCACCTCGCGGAAAAACAGATCAATCAGCGATATCGCATATTTGAGGGCATAGGCTGGGCCCATCTTGTTACGTTCTACCGGTAATCGGCGGTTGACCTTATTAATCGTGGCTTTGTAGACATGGCGCCAGCTGATCTGTGATATCGGCAAAAAGTTGTAGAAGATGCCGAGCTTATCACCTTCCTCCAGCATCTCCACCGCGTTAAGGTTGCTGTTAAGGAGTTCGTTGCTGCGGCGGTCTACGGCCAGGCTGAGTGGATCTTCCTTCTCGTAACTGAGCTGATACTTTGATGCGCGATCAGAAAACTGCGGCAGTTCCTCAACTTCCTCGATCGTAACTGCTCCCCATACATCTGATAATTTTTCCTGAATATAGTTGCGGTACTGAGTCGGAACGATGAAATAAAACTCTGCTTTCTTCTGTTCCATGTAAATGTAATAGGCGATCTTAGGCGGTAGTGTGTACCGGTATTTCGTTCCAACAACAAATTCTCTACCAAAGGCCTTGATTAGCCGATGCTCCTCCATTTTTATATTATCTGCTATGTTTTTGTATAGAGCGCCGATTGCCCGCGCGACTTTGTGCGTCCCTTGATTGCGGATGCTGTTGTTAGGTTTGATCTTGAGGTAGACATATTCTGGTTGTGTGATTTGGAGGAACTTCCCAATCGATACTGTCCTCACGTTGATGTGCCTCCCAGTAAAAGTCGGATGAGTGCGTAAGCTCCAAACGTTATGCCTGACCACCGGTAACCATCCCTCAGCCCCATCGCCCCGAGGATGATTAACACGGCACATCCAAGTAGACCAGCCGCATAAGAGAGATCCAGAGCCACGTCTGCAGCCGCACCCAGCCACTCTATAATGTGACTTTGAACCTCTGACTTAACGTGTTCTTTGGCCGCCCCTACCGTGTGTTCGTAGATGAGTGCTGCCGGTCCCTTGACTGAGAATATGCCAGGTCCAGCTATCTCCCCAGAATAGTTCTGCACCGCATCCACCAGAGCCGACGGATCGGCGGATTTGCCGTCACGAATTAATCCAAAGTGCAGATGTGGTCCTGTGCTGTGACCGGTATTCCCGCTGAGCCCCAGCAGATCGCCTGCATCAACATGGGCACCCGGCTTAACACTCACACTATCCATATGCCCGTAGACGTGCATATCGCCGTTATCAGCCCTTACGTACACGCCGTTGCCCAATCCTCCGGTATGATGGACCACGCGCTCTATGGTGCCCTCAGTGATGCTGTGGAGCTCAGTCCCTTGCGGCATTGCCAAATCAATACCATGATGCACACGGCCGTCTCTGATCTCCTCCAAAACTCCATAAGGGGAACTGATCCTAAATTTCATCGGCATCAGAGTCACAACCCCTCGAATAACATTTCGACCTGGCTGAATGCCCACGGCAAACCAAGGAGAACAACGTAAACGAGTAAGTATGCCAAGAATGATTTACGAGCTTGGATAAAATCACCTTGCACAGTATTGCTGATCGTATCAAATGCACCTTTGATGATTATCACCCATTTTCCGACATTGACCAACTTCGTATAAATCTTACGGGCCCCCTCGTCTATGCTTGTAGTCGAAGGATCTAATGCTGCAGCATGTGCGATGGTATCCAAGCCACCTACTAACAACACAACTAACGTGATTGCTCCGATCCGGTAAATAACTTTGTGCCGGTTGATGTGCTCCACAACGATTTTTGCACCTACTTTGAATCGATCAAAGAACGTCATCGCCTCTGAAATAGTGATAGGAGCTGCCGCGGTGACCTCGCACATTCCGGCATGCGTTAAACAAAATTTCATGGTCTACCTCCTGTACTTGCATCTTTTTCGGATGCCTGGCATATGCTGAGGGTAAACCGCCCGCAGCGCCTTAGCCTATTTGCGCCCATTGCGGTTTTTCGTTTTTAACGGTAAAAATATGCTAATCAACTGATCGAAAGTCTCGATATACCGGCGTTCTTGCTCTTCTAAATCCTCGATTCTTTTGCCGTTTATGACATACCGCATTAAACAAACCCCTCCACATCAAAGTCACTTGTAACCTCAGTACCGACTGTCTGAGGCGTCATAACAGCCGCCCCCTGCTGTCTATCCATATCCCACTGTATAAGGCGCTTGACGTACCCTGAGCGGTTAGGGAATGCTGCGACGTGTTCATGCAAACATCTCTGATACGGATCTAGTAGATTGAAGCACACCTGAATGATTGCAATGTCCTTAGCCATAAAGTTTCCTCGCGATCATATGAAATGCTCTCACATTTGCTGTTACTGGCTCGACGCTTATGAGTTGAGCATTAGGGAAATACCCTCTTACAACCTCCAACATCACCCCTGCGCCGCCCCCACAGAGAAATACAGCGTCACTATCTTTCCAGCCAGACGACAGTGCTCTTAGGGAAATTTGGCGGCCGAAAGCCTGTGAATCCGTTGACCGGATAGTCTCAACGCCAGAGCTGAGGGTAAAACTGCCCTTGTCGTTAAACCGCCGATCAATAAGCGTTCCGAAATTCACGGTCCCACTACCGATGTCAATTACCCGGACTGTGCCAATCCCGGGCGCAAGCAGACCCGCCGTCACACCTTCGGCTGCTACCTCACAACGTGTTATAAGCAGATGTTTCCTCTGACCATTGACGGTCAATTCATGGCGACCTATCACCATCCCCTTAATGAGTTCTTTTTCATCCTTCGTGTGAGTCTTAATTGGCTGACCGACCACGATTTTATGTTCGATCCCCTCTCCAAATTGGTGTAGGGCAATCAGGATCCGCAACAGAGCGTCAGGGTGTGCCTTGCTGTCGCCTTTCCTACTCTCCGCACATTCACTCTCGTAAAGTGCCAACGTTCCAGCAAATCCACGCTGACCTTTATACTCCCATTCAAAGTCGTACTCTCCTTGCTGCTGTTTAAGGTTTCGCTCCCTCCAGTCATAGCCGATTGCCGATGAGAAACGATGAATTTTCTGTCCGTCATAAATCTTTGTGCTGTGCCCTCCTGCATCAATCGCCACAATACCCATGCTGTCGAATCACCCCTTCTATAACCGGTGATAGAACTGGACTGGCGCCGAAGTCTGTCGTTCCGTATCTGGTTATGGAACTATCATATGGGCAGTGCTTGGGCGTATTTCCTAACTCTTTTAAATTGGCTTGTATCTTTTTTGATAGATTTGTCCAAACTACTGAGAGTTAGGAATAATGGACGAGGTGATCATGTGTGTTCGGATTAGGGAAGAAAAGAAGCAAATTCGGAAGGTTTGTCGATGAAAACGGAATATCGCATGGGGAGTTGGTAAAAAAAAGCGGTGTGAGTAAGGATACAATCACCAAAGCATGTACCGATAGTGATTGCTCTCTAAGAGAGATAAGTAAGCGGGCATTAGTGTCAGCCGTCAATGAATTAACAGGCCACCAAAAACAGGTCGATGATTTTTGGGGATAAATAGACATCATAATAAAGAGCCTTGGCATCCCGCCAGGGCTCATTCTTTTTTGTCCATCAACTCTCCTACTACAGTTATGTATTGATCCATCCTAAGGGCTATCTCAGCTCTTACCTCACTACGTGGGATGCAGACCAACTGGTCGCCATATCGATACCGCAACTCCAGCCTGGAGGACTCCGGATCTTTAACCACTCGGATCTTGCGCCGCCTCAACTCGGTATTAACCTGGTAGATATCCGCTCTCACCGTCTTGAGCAACGTTACCCCGACCATGAGCTTAAGGCGAGTTAACACATCCTTAGATCCCTCTGTCTCACTATTAGCCTGGACGACCATTGTCTGCAGGATCGGTAGCAATATATGGTCCCTGACAAGGCTTAGATCATCCTGCATGTTGCACCCGCTTTACAGCCATAATGTTATCGATGATGAGGACCCGCGGTGCTTTGGCCTTGTGACAGTATACTTGAGCCCGGCCATTCTTGCACGACCTTACATCTATGATCCGTTTGCTAAAGTTGCCCTGCTGGTCCATGTATATAATCTCTACTGTTGCCCCAACGTATTTGCTAAACATGATGACCACCCCCGAACGTTTGTTTCTATTATATGCGAACGTTCGTTCTTGATGCAAGATGAAAATAGAGCCATGCGAATTATTCCGCTGGCTCTTTTTTATGCTCCAAGATCTCCCCGATCGATACCTCAAGGAAATCACATAGTTTATCCAGCGTCTCCAGATCAACACGTTTTGCAGTATCCTTGTACAGCCCTGCCACTGTATTTATTGCCAGCCCTGTGCCGCGCACAACATCCCGTTGATTGAGCCTCTTCTTCCCCATTATTTCACTTAGTCGATTTACAATCATATCGCACCTCCTGATACATAATATATACTACCTAATACATATAATCAAGAAATTAATACAAAGTTGTTGACATGTGTATTAGCTAATGGTATATTTATATCAGGAAGTTAATACAAAGGAGATGTTGATAATGAGTAAAGTAATGGTAAGAGCTTGGGCGATCGCAAGAGCGGCAGTTGTTAAATTCGGGGGCAAAGTAAGAGAGTACCTGGCCGCGGCGCTTCGCCAGGCTTGGTCGGAGCAAAAGGCAGTCAACGTTATCCAAGTCCACGAATGGACGAATGCAAGAGGAATGAAAATCATCCTCCGCGCTACTCACGTGACGATGGATACATACAAAGATGATTGGGGCATAAAGTACAGCAAGCCATGCAATGAGGTTGTTATACATGACTTGACTGTCGGTAACAAGGTTATCCGCGGTTGCGTGCTCCGTGATCTTTACAACGGCCAGAGTGTACTAAACGCCGGGGAACAAATCATGGACGGCAAAAAGATCAAAATGATCATTATACTCCCTGCTGATATTGAGGCTGCTGTATGGGGCCGTTACGATGAAATTGAAAATGCCAATAAAGCCCGGAGAGTTGAAATGGCAAAGAAAGAGTCTGCCGAACTACAGCGTAAAATCGCTCATGGCTACGATGTAAAAAGCGGCTCATACGCATGGGGTGATTGCTAAAAAATTGCAAACATAATCAGGGGTTACGACCCCTCCCGGAGGTGATCGGCATGGTTGAACTGGCAACCTGGATGGTGAGCGTAGCGGCAATCATTATCAGCGTAATTGCACTGGCACGGGCTAATCGCAAATAAGCCGGCGGGCTTTAAAGGAGGGATAACGAATGAAGCAATGGACAACGGTATTACGCCACAAGGGTTACGAGATCCAGACGCTGGACGGAGCTGATGCGGGAGATTGCATGGATTATCGGATCCAGCCGCCGATTAGTGAGCAGACATACCCAACCATAGGCGATGCGATAGCCGCGATAGATAGCCAACCTTAGCGGGTTGTTTTTATTTTAGATTTTTGTTGACTTTATCATACAGTAATTGTATGATGTTATCATACAATAATATGATCAATAAAGGAGGATGCCAGCGTGGTTAATAAAGCAAACCTCCCATTGGCGGGTGTGCATGAAGCTTCGGAAATCTTAGGATGGGACAAAAGAAAGATATCAACCTATCTCAAGAGGTCTGAGGAAAAAGGATTCCCATTTGGAATGTTTCCAGAGCCGGTTCAGCGTTTGGCCGGAGGGCCAGTGTGGGAAAGTAAGAAAATCGAGTCTTACCGGGATCAATTATTAAAAAAACAAGGAGGCGGTCGTATGAATACAGTGGCAAGCGTGAAATTCGAGTGGATTGGTAAATCGTTGCAAGTAAAGAGTATCCAGGGTGTAGGTGGTCATGAGGTAGTTACATCTACACCTGGTCAAATTCGCCCGAAAGTAATTATTGAAAATGAAATGGTTGTCGGTTTTGATTCTCAAGGAGTGGATCTTGTTTTCCCGGATTTCGATCCATTCCCTCTTCCTGCCGATGGCGAGACTCATAAATTCTCCGAGAGGGAGCCATTTAAAAAGGGAATAGCCTGGGATGAAACAATGAAGTATACAAATGCGCTGTATGATCGAGAGAACAGCCGACTTTTCGATGATTACAAAGAACGTATTGAGGCCTTGCAAGATGAGCTAAAGTCAATTGGAAAGCCTGATTTAGAAAAAACCGTGATCGAAGCTTTAAATGAATTCACACAAACGTTCAAAAAAACAGGCATTCTCGACTACGCTGCGGTAGCTCGCGCATTTTCGTAGTCAATGAAATTTTATATGGTATCAGAGGGCACAGTGTCGCTCGACTTACAGGTACATCCGAGCCTGTCGAGCATCGGCAGTGATTGGATAGTTGTAGAAGCTATGTCAGAAGCTGATGCCCTCCGACAGGCGGTGCAATATGACCGCGGAAAGCATCCCATGCAGCGCGAGTTACGCAGAGCCTTCAGGCGTTGCGAGTCATTGGATTCGACGGCCGATGTAATAGACATTATCTACAATGGCCTCTATCCTCTTGTTGCACCAGGATCAGTGACGCTTGAGTTAGAGTACACTGACCGGAAAAGGAATTGGGTCGCTGAGATTGTGGGCAAGGATCCGGATTACGGGCTTAGAAGGGAATTTTTATCTCCGAAGATGGATTACACCCATGCAAATAAGAGAGCTACACGTGGCGTGATAGCGATCTACTTGCTATCTCCTAACAAAGTGTATGACATCTCATATCCGTTGAGCGCGAAGCACACTGATCGATATTTTGCCGCAGTGAGGGATAAGGAGATAGTAAGATTGGAGAGATCGGAGGTTGAGTCGTGGGTAAAGTACCGTTAGGCATTAATGTACTTGATGCAGCTGATCAACGTATCAAGTACGCGTTTGATCAATTTACAAAAGTTTATTTGAGCTTTAGTGGTGGCAAAGACTCAACAGTTATGTTGCACCTTGTTGCCGCCGAAGCTCGCAAGCGAGGGAGGCGTTTTGCCCTCCTCTTTATCGACCTGGAGGCGCAATACACTGCTACGATTAAGCACGTGGAGGCCATGTACAAGATGTACGCCGATTGCATCGATCCTTATTGGATATCCCTCCCCCTGCATCTCCGCAACGCGGTCAGCCAGTATGAGCCGCAATGGGTGTGCTGGGATGCCGAGAAAAAGGATATGTGGGTGCGGAAGCCTCCGAAGATGGCAATAACTGATTCTTCGCATTTCCCCTTTTTCCGACCGGCCATGGAGTTTGAGGAGTTCGTTGAAGATTTTGGTCGCTGGTACAGTGAAGGTGAGCATACTACCTGCTTTGTTGGTATCAGGACCGACGAGTCTCTAAACCGGTACAGGTCTATTGTCGGCAATAAGTCTCGGTACCGTGACAAGTCTTGGACGACGTGGAAAGGCGGGTCACTCTATAACGCCTATCCTATCTATGATTGGCGCACTGAGGACATCTGGACGTATCATGCTAAGACGGGACAGCCACACAACCCACTGTATGACCTGATGCACCAGGCAGGGCTGACAATCCACCAGCAGCGTATATGCCAGCCTTATGGAGACGACCAGCGTAAGGGATTGTGGCTCTATCACATTTTGGAGCCAGAGACATGGGGCAAGATCGTTGCGAGGGTTAACGGGGCTAATTCCGGGGCTCTGTACGCCCAGGAGAATGGGAATATACTCGGACGTATACGCATCACTCGTCCAGAAGGTCACACTTGGAAATCTTTTGCAGAGATGCTGTTGTCCAGTATGCCGCAAAAGACAGCAGAACATTACCGCAATAAGATCGCGGTATTTATCAAATGGTATGAGGTCAGAGGGTACCCGGTCGGCATCCCAGATGAAGCTGATCCAAAGGAAGAAGCCTCAAAAAGCGTACCGAGTTGGCGCAGGGTTTGCAAAGTGCTACTCCGCAATGATTACTGGTGCAAAGGTCTGTCGTTTACACAAACCAAGTCTGCAGCCTATGAGAGTTATCTGCGGATGATGAAAGAAAGAAGAAGGATGTGGGGGTATTGAGCATAGTCGATGAGGCCAAGCGTCTATTTGCTGCCCTGGATGGGATGTCAGTAGATGAAAAGGTTGATTGCATTAATCAGATTAAAGTTGCACTGCATGAGCATAGCCCGATGGCATCAGAGCCTGTTGATTGTGTACTATGGGTTAAGTCCGATACTGTACATGCAAATGACTACAATCCCAATAGTGTGGCAACCCCAGAAATGGAGTTGCTGCGCCACTCAATAAGGGAGGATGGATATACACAGCCTATCGTTGTATACCCTGAGGGGGATAATCACACTGTTGTCGATGGCTTCCATCGTAATCGCGTTGGTAAGGAGTGCCCAGACATAACAGAGCGGGTACACGGATATCTCCCGGTTACTCGTATTAATCCTGCGAGATCCGATAAGAGTGATCGTGTGTCATCAACAATCCGACATAACAGAGCTCGCGGCAAGCACAGCGTGCAGGCAATGTCCGAGATTGTTGTCGACCTGGCACGCCGTAACTGGAGTGATGCCAAGATCGCAAAGGAATTGGGTATGGATCCCGATGAGGTGTTGAGGCTCAAGCAAATTACTGGATTAACGGAGTTGTTTTCCGACCGTGATTTTTCCGAGGCATGGGACACTGAGTGAGTCCCTGCCCAGTATGCGGCGGACCGCTTGGCCGCAACAAAAATGCCTGCTCTCATGCCTGCAATAGCATACTCCGATCCAACGTCAAGTCGTGCATCATCTGCGGGGAGTCCTTCCAGGCTCCTCCCAGCAGCGAGAAGGTAACCTGCAGCCCGTCCTGCAGCACCGAGAACCGCCGCCAGATCGCCGCAGCTGGTATCAACACACCGGCGATCCAGAAGGCTCACGAGCAGTTGCCGCATAGCCCGCTGACAGGGCAATTTGAAACGCATATGCATGCCAAGACTTGGGTTATCCAATCCCCCACCGGTGAGGTGTACCGCTGCCGCAATCTTAAGTTGTGGCTGCGCGAAAATGAGGATCTGCTGGACGGTACGGTTAAGCAAGCCTGGGACGGATTCGCCAAAATGAAAGCCAGCCAGCTTGGGAGACGAAAAAGACCGCTGAACCAATGGAAAGGTTGGCGACTGCTGGAGTTTAGTGATGAATAAAAAAATACCCCCCACCAACCGAGAGGTCAGTGAGGGGTTATCTTATTTCTTATCCAACAATCCAGCGCGGTCAAGTATAGCCGCCAACTGCTCGCGTGTTACTGGTTGACCCAAACCAAACGTATCCGGCGCAACTCCGGTAATCACTCCGGCTTTTGCTGCCTTATTGATTGCATCCGCAGCCCAATGCTTGGCCGGTACATCCTTAAATTGTGGCATCATCTCCACTCCTCTCTTTTTGAGACTAACCATCTCCACCAGCGGGAAATGCTTCCCTGGGCAGGCCGTGGCCGTCCAATACTTGTGTCCGTGGATCGTCCTCAAGTTAGGCAGTTGAGGCTTGAGCCAATTGATCAAATCCACACCAGCGTTGAACTGAGCGTCTGGCATTTCAGTGCGATAGGCGACATTGCCGTAAGGCTCGTAATTTCCTTGGAAGCCGATGTCCAGCAACTTGCTGCCCATGTTCTTTGTGCCTGCATTCATGGCAAATCCTCGCATCTCGTACACGGTGCCATCAAGGGCCACCCACCAGCCATACGCCCCACCGTTCCACCCCTTGGCCCTGTGTGCGTTGTGGACGTCCAGCAGCCCCCATGTTGGATGTGCCATATGGTGAAGGGCCATACCGTCGATCTGCGATTTACTGATAAGAGGGCCAGGGTTTCCGTCTCTCCATTTAAGATCGGGTTTGATGATGTTCATTGACATCCAGCCCCTTCTGTTGCGCCTTGTACTCAGCTAGTGCCTTTTCTACGGCAGCTCGGATATCGGTATCGCTAAGGTTACTCCCTAATGATCCTAGCCCCCGGTTTACGTAGTCTTTCGCCAGCCGCAGTTTCTCTTGTCCTTGTCGGCTGCCTATCGTTACCTCAAACAGCGCCACAGCCTCGGCAGCGATTCGGTGCAAGGATTGCCTCTGCTTATCGGTCGTGTTAGCCAGTAGCCAGTCCTTGGCAGGCTGGACCAGTGGAGACGCCTTGCGGATAATCCAGCCAACAAAAAAGCCCACCAGGGCCAGTATCGCGGTGTTTATGATCGGTTGCATGATATCCATCATTTTTTATCCTCACCCTTCTTATCATATCTTCGCTCTAGCCAGCGCAGCCGGAGATTAAATGTATTAATCTTAGTCAGCCAAGCCATGATGACAAGTGCTGATGTCGTGCCGATCTGTGACACCATCCACATGACCCGTTGCACTCGCTCTATGTCCAATGTCCGGTATCCAAATACCTCGCTTGAGCGCATCCAGACAGCAACCAGCATCTTTACATCATAGGCCGACAAAAAAAAGAACATCGCCATGATAAACCAGTAGGCGTGTCCTATTTTGATTTGCTTGATGTAATCTCCGATGTGCGCCACTATAACGTAGGTCGCACACCACACAGCCACAATGTAGAGCGCCAGTGTGCTCCAATCGATCCAATCAATCTCAATCATTGGCCTCTATCTCCTTCGGTGGTGCATATTCAAAATACCTTGCAAAATTATTGCTTTTAATCTCCTCTTTGAGCTCCTCTGTGGCCGTCTGATAATTGGTTATGCTAATCCGGACTTTGCGGGATTCGCGGTCAAGCTCGGCCTCCTTATCTCGGAGCCAAGGAGATAAACGGCGTATCAATCGCATGAACATGCAAATCATCCTCTCCGCGCCTCGTCTCTCTTAAGGTTATTAACCGCAATCGTGACCTGCTCAACCGCGTGCGTATTAGCTCCCAACTGCTTGACAGCATCGTCCCTTTGCTGCTCCGCTTTAGTCAAAAACTCCCGCGGAACCAACTCACCTTTGAGGAGTTTGCGAACAAAGAAAAACGTAGTAGCCAAGAAAACAATAGCCATGATCGGCAATATCCCATATTTATCTATAAGCGAGGCCCATCCCGATACCTGATCATGCGTCACGCGCTGACCCCCTCTCCTTTAATCAACCATCTATTCAGAGTCGCCTTCCTTAAAAAAATCATCGCCAAATACATCCTCCAGTGATCCCACATCATCCTGAGTGATGACTTCTTTTTCTTTCTTTTTGTTCTCGTATTCTTCTTGGGTTTTGCTCACGTCCTCACCTCCCCTAACATAAAAAGCCCCGCCTAAGCGGAGCCTACTCTGACGCCTCCCAATACAGCATCCACGATTCAGGGCGCGTTGGTATCTGCGCAACTGTAAACGAGTTGCCATTAATCGTAACGGGATCGACGTTAAATGAGTTAATCGACGCACTAGATAGAATGTTGTTGTTAAAATTCCAGGATGTGTAGACACGGCACTTGTTTAGCGATTGTGTACTTGCCGCTGAGCCACCGTCATTTTGCAGGAGATTGTACCCACCAACAAAACTGTATATGTTATTTACGCCCCCACCTGGCGCATGCATTAACTTAGCAATCACTCGTGTTGGCACAAATGGCAGATCAGGCACTGTTATAGACGTAGCACCAGCAGATACAGACACCGACCCTCCGTATCGACGTTTGCCCTCGACCAGCGTCCCTGTCACGCCAAACAAATCGACGTTCGCGCGGATATTCGCCGGCACCAGATCCGAATCCCCCTGAACGACACCGCCTGTATAACGTCCTGCCTGTAGAGATTGATTGGCGACTCCCGGCGTGATTGTCGGCGATCCGCGATCCACCATCGTACCCGCGACCAATCCACTCTCCGTGCCTATCGTCTTGCCCGCCAGCACATCCGCCGCGACCGCTGTACCGTACTCACCCCCCTCACCCGTTAAGATAAAAGCCGTTGTACCATCGTACACCAGCGTATAGATGCCGCCCGCCTTGAGCAATCCCGCCGCTGGCGCTGTACCGTTAGGCTTACGGATAGGACGCGCTCCCAGCCCGTTAACGTTGATTGTCGGTGTGGCTCCGTTGTTGGCGTGGAGATTAGCGGTGATCCTCAGCCCTGCCGCCAGTGCCGGAACAGGCGCTAAGGTAAGCGTATAAGCCGTGGCCGTCCCCGCTGTGACTCCGTATCCATCGCGATTGGCTGACACGCTCTCCAACGTGTTAACCCGCGGCTTAACGTTATCCATGTCATCCGCCAACTCGTCCACGTCCGCCAGCCTCCCCTCAACTGATGAACCGTCACTGGTGATTACGTTGGTTGCCGTGGTGATCGGGTGGATCTCGTCATAGTCCGTCCCGTTCCAGCGTTTTTGTAATACGTTCTTTGCCATCGTGACACCTCCTTTTTAAACGTAAAAAGCCGCCCGTGGGCAGCTCGTTTGTGACGTGTTATTTTCCTGCATGGATTAATTATCTACCGTAAAACTATGGATAATTTCATCGTAAGGATTGTATGCAGTCATTGTTTTTTGAGTGTAATCCATTTCCATTACCCAAAAATGCGAACCCTCTTGCCAATCGAATGACTTGCCGTCTTCCGGGTGAGGCGGACGTGGTTCAGTTGTTAGTCCTCCTGTTTCCGCTTTCTCGTAATCAAAGTATTCCCATTCTGATCCTATTCCAATGTCAATCCACCACTTGGTATAAGGATTTCTTCCCGGCTGCATTGCTTCCCCGGTGGTGCCAGAGCCAAGATAGTAAGTACCCTCATCAACGTTTATACCACTCGTCTCAATCGTTCCTCCTTTAATTGGAGGAGACACGCTGAATACATGATCGTGACCACTAAATACAATCGGCTGATGTTGTTCCCATATAGGCAATAGCTGATTCTGAATAGCTTGAGTGTATCCGCCCATATATCTTCTTCCGGCTGGCCACGGTGGGTAATGTAGTGACACAACCTTATTAGGAATATACTGTTTCTCTTGCATGGTTTGAGCAAGCCAAACGTCCTGACCTGTATCCATACGAGTTGTAACGCCCGGATCGAGCTTCCATACGCTTAAATAATCGCCAAATGTGATATTGCCATAACCGGTAAGTCCAGGGAAGGTCGGGAAGAAGCAGTAATACCACTCTGCATCCCCGCGTTCTTTTGTTTGAAAATTAGGTTTTATACCGACACCTTCCCGATATTGCACGCCTGAATTCCCATCTAATACTTCGTGATTCCCAGGTGTGACCAATAGAGGAATGATATGGCCCCCTGTGTCTCTTGCGTGTTCCAACGCATCAAAGAAGCCGTACCAAGTAAGAGGGGAACTAGCCCCTCCGTTTCCTGTTGCGATGTCTCCACTGTGGACGATACAACGCATATTATCAATTAAACCAATACGTCTAAATACCGATTCCGTAACAGAGCCGCCGCCATGCGTGTCCGACACTTGAGCGATAGCGATTTTTTCAGAAATAGTTCTCGGCGCTGTCTTAAATTTTTGTATAGTCTGCGTGTAACTGCTATTGTAACGCTTAGTAAACGGCTTACCTGAATGCCAATGAACAACCATGCTCGTGCTAGGATCATTCTTCCACGTACAATAGGTTGCCAGCGCATTCGTAGATAGTTGGAACTCATAGCTTGTATCTTCCTCTAAGCCACTTATTTCAACCGTGTGGACGACTCTGTTTGTATCAGGTACGTTCATAGCCGTACCGTCAACGTTTGACCAGCTAGTCATTCCGGCTATCCGATAACGCAACATTGTAGGTGACGTATCAAACGGTAAGTCTGGAAATGGCGTTACACGAGAGTTAAAAGGTCTAAAGCCATATCGATAAATCATAGCAGTACCAATAGCGCTGCACCGCTAGTAATCCTCACACGATCGAATGGTCCGAATAACGTTTGACCCGTAAGCCTTGTGTCTCCATTTTGAAACACACTATTTTCCGCTGCGCCTGTCGTTCCATTGTATTGGGCGAGCAATCTGGTATTAGCGTGTAACGTAATATCCGTTAATGGTTCAATTGCTCTGAATTTTCCTGTAACTTCCATATCATCCGGAGTAATTCTACGATAACGCACAGGAGCTTCGATGGCATCTGGAGCCTTCATGGTAGTTAGATAAGCGAGCATCTTCGTTGTGTCAGTTGAAGAATATTTACTTATCCTAATGAAATCCAATCCTGCCGTGTTCCAGTAAAAAACGCCTGTTTCGTTAAGTGTGTCCGCTCTTAACATCCTTTTCGCATCAATTGCAGGGAGTTTAGAATACACGTTATTTTGTTTTGTTCTTCCTTCTACAAAGAAGCCTCTATCTCCAACAGCGCCAGCTTCTACGTGCATAACTAAAGAAGATGCACCTTTAATCTCGTATGCGCCAGCTTCTGGAATAGATGCGACTATAGCCCCGTATTCTTCTACCAACTGAGGGCCGGGAACTGGATCTTCTATTTCTCCATCCTGTTTTAAGCTAATGGTGATGCTATGTGGAGTGCGAGCAGCTGCAGAAGTATTCTTTATCTTGATTCCTAAAAATCTACCGTGTATCGGAAAATCTTTAGTATGAAAATTCCGGGCTTCTCCTAAGTTAGGTAATTTTCCTTCCAACACATACGATCTATCTTGATGAAACAGTCCGTTTTCAAAATCCGCGGTTGAGTACGAAAACTCTAAACCTGACATCGAGGAATTACTTCCTGTTGCCGCCAACCTAAAACCAGTGTAAATACCTGTATTAAGGACTATCGCAACTACTTCACCATTAGCAGGAGCTGTAATGCCGCTATACACTTTCTTTGTAGCTAAAGCGGATTTTAAGATACCCTCATTAGTAGCTTGAATTGCTTTAGGAAGAGTGTCTTCGCCTCTTGCTCCCATTCTCATCATTTTATCAGCCATTTTTCACACCTCCCACGGTTCATTTTCAGTAGTTAATACGGCTTGCCAGTCATTTATGAAATCCTGTAAATCAAGTGATAATTTCGAGAGACTGACTGTTCCATCAACAACCTCAATCCCTTGATACGTACCAATATCTTCCCACAAACTTGTTCCTGTGCTCCAAATATAAACATGAGCTCCGTCATGATGTGCAGTATCAAAAACGAGCATAGGACCTGTGGTTCCGTTTGGGTATTTCGCAATCAAAGCAGACAATGAAAAAAACGCTTCTTTTGGTGCGCCATTACCTAAACTGCCAAGTAATGCATCCACATAAGATAAACTTGCCTTTTCCGCCAACCTCTCCGCCAACCCCTCGACCATATCCGTCTTCGTCTTCGGATAGATGTTATCCCACTGGTCGCCGTTTTTACTCTTCATTTGGATATTGATATCCACTACGATCCCTCCTCGATTGCGTCGTACCAGATGTTAGTGGACCCGTCAAAGCTCGCGTTACCCGTTATCAATGCCCCGCCCAGGTCAACGTCATCGCCGCGATCGTCGAACCAGATGTCGCCTACCTTCGGCGCTTCGGGCGGCGTGACCGATAGATAGCTGCGTGGGATGAGGGCGGATTCGGCTAGTTCGGCGGATAGAGTGCTGATGTTGTCTTGGACAGTCTTTAGATCATTAGCCGTCATCATCCGAGCTGCTGCGGTACCGATAGGCCAACTCTTGGCTGTGGTGCCATCATAGCCCCTTGTGCAGCCTGTTAGTGTATTGCCACTCTTACCTGTGTACAGGATGGTTTCAGCAGCCTCCGTCGTTCCAAGTGTGATGACATTAGGTGCATCCGGTACAGCAGCCACAGACTGCAATGGGATGGTCGTTACTGTCGCATCAATAGCAGCTGATAGCTCTGTTGTAGGGCTGTTAGGTGCTGGTGCGTACATGGGCTGTAATTCTGGCATTGCATTCCCTCCTATCCTGCGTTAAATCTATTGATTAAGTCGATACTGGCGAAATAAACCCTAATAATGAAACCTGTCAGAGCCGAATAAGGTAGTATATGGTACAATCAAATTAAGGAGTGAATCAGATGAAAAAAGTAACTATCGCATTAGCGCTTGGTTTGTTACTAGGATCGGCAACAACTGCAATAGCCGCAACTGACACTGTGCAGGCAGCGTTAACCAAGTTTAAAATTGTCGTGAATGGTCAAGAGCAGCAACTTAAATCCTCGCCCGTTGTAATCAATGGCAGCAGCTATCTACCGGTGCGTGAGGTCGCAGAATTACTCGGACACGATGTTAGTTTTGATAAAGGTACGATAAGTCTTGATGCAAAGGATGGTGATAATGTGAGTGAGACAACTACGCAAGAATGGATTTCTCTGCGTGAACTAAGTGATCAAATTCGGGATAGTGGTGGACTAATCACTATTGGCGGAAACACAAGCCAAATGACTATTGAAATCCCCGGTACATCAATAACTATCGAAACACCGTCACTAAAAGATGGTGAATCGAAGAGTTATGAAATTGAAGGAACCACCCAACAATTGACTGTGAAAAACGTTTCTGGTGCTACTTATTTATTATTAGACGAACTACAGGCCTTAGGCATAATCTAAAAATCCCCACCACCTCGCGACTGCATGAAGATCTGACCAAAAATGTTTGCTACAATCCTCCCGATGGAGTTTGGTGTTATCTCAACCGTGTGCCAGACTCCCCTTTTCACTCTTCCACTATCATCCTTCTCCAAATAAGGAACAATGTCCAGATCTGAAACATTCGTACCCACACCCTGCACCATTTGCCCATCAACTTTTACCTCAATAGAAGAAGGCAATCCCGGTGCCTCGAATATGCCGTGTTCAATACCATGGGTGTGAGCCGGTAAAATTATTTGATGTGTATGTGGCATTTCGTGAAAATGAGCTGGTATTTGGTGCGTGTGAGGCATATCGTGATTATGGGCTGGTATTGTATGAGTGTGATATACACTATACATCTGGTGAGCATGGCCCGATGCTGCCACCCAGGTTATTGATCCCCCTCCAGCTAGAGCAATCTGTGTGCCTCCAGGAATACCGTGATTGTGTGCACCCGCAAAATCCATAAAATCTGGAGCGAGTGGGTAGGAGACATATGACCACACTCCAGGAGGTGAGCTCTCTGCCGGTTTGGAAGCTGTTGTTTGAGCACTACTTGGACCACTCGATGTTGCAGGGGCTATCTCAGTGGTTTGGCTGCTACTTGCCTCTGATGATTTACTGATTGCCCCCCCGCCCTGTATAGCCCGGCTGTAAGCTCTGAATCGCTGCGTCTGGAAGGTCAACCGCATCTTATTAACCCGTACTGTTTCCTCTGGCAGCCAGAAGCGCATAATCGCGGGATAGGCTGCATCACAGTTGTCTGCATAATCATGATTTATGGAGCTGGTCGCCCCTTGCGCATAGGTGTCATTCACCCGCAGCCGCTCCTGTAGCCTCGCAATGTCGTCCGCCAGATCCATCGGCTTATTAGCAAATACCAATTCTACCTCTCCAGGCTGTCCCTTAATATTTTTCTTGATTTTATTAACAATCCGCACTGTGACATCCTCACCGAGTTCGTCATCTTTGATTCTCGCAATTGATCCGGACGTAAATTTGTAAATCTGTTCCCCAGTTAGTTTATGGATGTCGGATGCTGTCGCTGTGTAAACGATACGCGGTATGCTCAGCTCTTTCAGCAGGGCTTCACAGCGAGCAAGTAGGGTTTCGGGATACTCGAACCGTCGATCTACAAACACCCCTGAAATGACTCCGTAGAGCGCCTGGGAAGCTGTGTCTTCGATGTATGGTAGGCCGCCATTGATTTCAGCAAAAGTAAGCTGATTGACACCCTCCCCATACCCTAATCCATAGAGTCGATTGCATATGGCTGTGGGATCAACCTCTTTCGTCATTCCTTGCATATTGGAGCCGTACCGGATATAAGACTTAACAGCCTCCTGAGGCTCCACAAGGCTCAGACGCCAAGGATAGACAGTTGTGTCATAGCTCCATTGGTAGTCTTCGATAAAGGGCTTAGGGACGCTGTTGAGGGCTGCAAGCAACGTCTCATTTTCCCAGTTATATTCAAACTGCCGAGAAAACTGGATGTCCCCCACCACCCAGCGCTGTGTCAGCTGCTTGGATAAGATGTACTCAATCACATCCTCCGTGTAGATTCCTAAATTGCCGATGGTGTGAAATTGGAATAGCACATCATTGAGCAGCGTTGCCAATACATGCTCACAATGATAGGTGACGGTAGATCCATCCGCACTGCGCTGCAGGGTATTCGGGATGATGCGGAATAACTCGATCCGCTCATTATCATCAAAGACTTCCACAAAGTTCAGTGGTGAACACTCGGCATTTTTAGGATCAGCCGCAGGCAAAGTGAACTGTGCCGTCCAAAGTCCGTTTACAGGCTGGCTATACCCAATATCAAAGGCATTTTGGAGATATGCCCGCTTGCCCATATTTTTGTCATATACGATTATCGGTGCGCTTGGCATGGTTACCTCCTACACAAATTTATCTCGATGGGTGATCCTCATTAGGACATTTCGGCTCCCTTGGCTGTCGATGTAAGTGATCTCGTTACCACCAAGGTTGAGGTCGAAGAAATCACCGGTCATGTCCTGCAGCGCGTTTTGTTGATTTTTAGTGAAGGTCAGCATCTTGGCATCAATGACTATTACTTCTCCTGGTGCAAATGAGCCGGTGAATGTAATCGTGTCGAAATGGTTGCGGTACCCTTCACCCAACACTTCCACATAAACATCAACTGGGGTTCCTCCCAATTTAAACTCCCGGGTAAAAGAGCCCTGAATCTCAACGGTGATATCGACCTCAACAGGAACACCCATCATCTGCCGGATGAAGGAGGCCAGCACCTCAACAGGAACCTCGACCGTTCCGCCCGATCGCATCTCTCGAAGGAAGCTCCCCAAAACCTCAACTTGAGCATTAACTATGCCTCCGCCATAAATGGTCCGCGTGAAATCTGCTGGACGATTGAATGGCAGGCGGTTAAATGGACCTCCAAACATCATCAGTCACCTCCTAAGGGAACCGGATGATGAATTTATTTTGCTCCCCAATGAATCGGTCATTGGCTTGGATTGTTCGTGGTGATAAGGCTTCGAAGGCTAAGAGATTACCACCAGTAGCAGCGTCGAAGATGCCGAAATGAGTTACCAATCCCTGATCAGCAGTAGCCACTGCAAATTGAATCTCTGCTGGATTCTTGATGGTCATCATACCGCCCTCTATGGCAGCTGCAGCAAAGGCGATTGGCCGCCGCGCATACCCTCCACCTGTTACTTCGGTGCCTGTGTTGGCCTTCGTTGGATTACTGGTGAATAGCGCCAAGTGAAGTGCTGCCGCTGGTGTATAGGCAGTGTTGCGGAATGCATGATTGAGTAATCTCTGTTCCAAATAATTTGATAACGGCACAATATCGCCTCCTAATCAATTCTGTATTCGTTGGTTAAGGTGAAGCTTGTGATGGTCGTTCCTCCATTGTTAGTCAGCACGATAAGAGGTTCTGTCCGGATATCCCCGGATGACTGGATAACCGTCTCATATGGGGACGTAGTAACTGTTGTCTCGGTCAATTGCTCCAGGCCCAAGGCGTAAGGCTCAAACGCCACCAGCGGCAGCGTAAAGAGCCCTAAGCCTGCAACCCTATCAATGGTGGCTGAGCCAGAGTAACGGACCTTATACGTCCTGTCAGGATGGACATCAAACACTAAATCCAAGGTGCGCGGCTTACCAAAGCTATCTACTAACAACCGGGCCAGGACCTCAACCCGCTGCTGTAAATCGGCATTGTTTTGAGCGTTAAAGGCGCACTCCAAACTAAAAAGACGCAGCTCCATGTCTGCGCCAAAATCCAAGGCCCCGTTACGTCCGGGTATGATGAGTGTCCTGTCTCTTGTATTAGGGAGGATAGGACGTTGTGAGCCCCTGAGTACCACCAACCCCAATTGCTGCGGCGTCCGTCCTCCTAAAGATCTTATGCTGCTCAAATAGTCCCACCTCCCAATCCTCTATATGCCTGTCTTGACTGTCCTGAGATAACCTGAGAAACAGCTGCAGCTATCGCCTCAATGTCCCTATCATCCCGGACTGCGAACGTGGCACCATCAAACATCCCGGCATAGTTGTGGGTTGTTGATTGGTCAGTAGAGCTGCCTGATAGCCCTCTGGAGCCGATATTTGTTCCCGGCAGGCTAACACCTTCCATCAATGGCAAAGCCGCGGCAGCCATAGCTTGAGACTGCTTGCGGATGTCATCCAATGAGTTGGCTAAACCAACCGCCATGCCCTCTCCCGTAAACTCACCGATGCGCATCATGACCCGAGATGGGGAACGGACATCCAGTTTCTTTTTCATTGCCTCTTCAACAGATCCGCCCAGCTCAGTGACCACCTGTTGGACCTTGCCTTTTTTGCCTGTAATTCCGTCAATAAAGCCTTGCATTATATTGCCGCCGACCTCAACGAGATTGATTTCTTTCAGTTTATCTATCCAACCCATGATGCCCTGATAGATCTCTCCCCATTTCGTCATAAAATTGAGTTTGAACGTTTCCCACTTGGAGAGGATTTCACCTGTTTCCCAATCCACTTCATTGATATGATCCCTGGCTTGGTCTTTGGCTTCTTGAACGACCTTTTTGTGCATTTCCTCTGCAAGCCTGATAGATTCATCCCTTTGCCGCTGAGCTTCATCTATCATTTTGTCCGCCGCTTCTTTGCTAATCGTGCCCGTGTCGTCTCGGAGTCGGATAGCAGCTTTAACAACCTCATCGTATTGATCTTCAGCGGCTTGGATGGATTTCTCTTTCATGTCCAGACTATTCTTGACTACCTCGGCAGATAGCGCAGCTGATTCCGTGGATCCATCTTTTTTCATCTGTTCAAATATACGTTTCTGCTCAACCTGCGCGTCTGTAAGATTACGTTCGGCGACATCAAGTAAATTATTACGTATGTTATTCATTTCTTCGTATTCACTTTTGGTCAAACCGCGCTGTTCATCCAGAGCCAAAGATAGGATTTCAAATATACGGTTTTGATTATCCCCAATCTCTGTTTTTTCTGTTTCTTGCGCTGTCTTCAAATCTTCGAGCATCTTTGCTTTTTCGGCATCTGTTAAAGTTTTGTTATTGTCAAAAAAGGTCTGGAGCGCCTGTAATTGCTCACCATGCGCATCCTCCATATTGGCTTTAACCTCTGTGCCCATGGCATAAAAGGTATCGGCAATGGTAGACGCTGTATCCTCCGTTATCTGTGCGCCGGACCAATACAACTGATTAAGTGCAATTTGAGCTTGGTTATTGAGCTGAGTAAAGGCATCAATTGAGCGGCCTGTCTCATTTTCAACTGCCGCGCCCATATCCTCTAGAGCAGGTACTAAATCATACAAAGATTCGGTCAAATCATCAGCTTGGACGGTGAGTCCACTAAGACCTCCGCCACCACCTCCCCCTCCTCCAGATCCATCGGCGGAAGCTTTGCTGGTTATTTCTTCAATCTCCTTGAGTTTTTCCTGAAGCCTATCTAACTCTTGGATTTGGGCATCGATGGCTGGAGCTATTTCAACGATCCCTTTCACCGCGTCCTCAATAGTCTGTTTCTCGGAGTTCAACCCGTTGGCGAACGAATCAGCGAAGCTCTGCCCTGCATCCTGCCATTTCGGGTTGTAGGTTTTTAACAGACTAATGATTTCTTCGTTTGACTCTTCAACAATCATTTTTCGAGCTTCTGCCTGCAAATTCTCGGATTCGGTGCGTTCTGCAAAATATTCTTTGACGGCTTCTTTTTCAGCTTCCAACCCATCCTGAAATTCCTTAAGGCGACCTTTTTCGTCTTCCTTAAGTTTGTCATAGTGGTTTTTGACTTCTGTCTTCTGGTCGGCCAGACTGTCCTGCAGTGCGCTCAGTTTCTCTTTCTCCAAATCTTTCAGATCGGTGAGTTCTTGACGGATTTCATCCTTCTTGGCGTTGGCCGTCTCTTTGACGACATCAATCTGACCCTTCAGCACGTCCTTCTGGATTCTACGCTGATCCAAGAGTTGGCGACGTTCATAATCCAGGATGGTTTTATTTAGGTCGCGCTGGATCTTCTCGCGTTCCTCCGCCGTCTCAGCAGCAGCCATCTGTTTATTGAGTTCTGCCAAACGGTTAATGTGTTCTTGTTCTTTTGTAGCCTTATCCTCAGCCTCGGTCTGTCCGTCTATTGCGTCGATTTGATCTTGCAGGGCCTTTATTTGCTCGTAAGCTTCGGCATCCACGAGTTTTAATTTCTCAGCATATTCTTTGTCATAAATCTTCAGGCGTTCGTCAGAGGCTCGTTTTTCATCCTTCAGTTGCTGATCAATCGCCTTGGTGCGCTGCTCACCTTCGCGCTCTATGTTCTTAATGACACCATCTGAGGCTTTTTTCTCTCCCTCAAGTCGCAGGTCGATAGTATCCGTTTGGGCCTTCTCCTGCTCTCCATATTGCTTCTTGAGGGCTGTTACAATCGCGTCACCAAGTTTATTGATGGACTCCGTACTGTCATCGACGATCTTCTTTTGAGCATCAACTTGCTTTTTAAGTTCGTCGGTCATTTCCTTCATTGCATCTTTGACGGCATCTTTCGCCTTCTTGGCTCCGCCACCAGCGCCTTTATTGATGTTATCTCCGATGGCCGCGCCTTGCTTCCCAGCCACCTTAGCGGTGTCCTGGAGAGTGGTTTCTGCATCGTTACGGAATTTTTTAAAGCTGCCTGATGCCTTATCCATTGCTTTACCAGACTCATCCCCAAAGGTCTTAACTGCAGGGATGGCATCTTTTCCTAGATGACGACTGACGGCACCAAATGCAGATACTAACAAGGTGATGGCCGTGATTGCAAGGCCAATAGGACCGAGCAGCGTTCTGACAGCTACACTCAGTATGCCAGCAGCTCTTGAAGCAACTCCCATCCCTGTTGCGGCTGCAGTTGTCGCTGCTGCAGTTGTAGCAGATGCCCCAGCCAATTGGAGAGTCGCTGTTGTTGCGAGTCGCTTAACTACTACAGCCTCACCGATTCTCTTACTCATGTTGCCGACAGCGATTGTGATAGATCCAATGGACGAGAGTAGCGCCCCTGTAACAATTAAGACTGGTCCCAGCGCAGCCGCGAAAGCAGCGACCGATATAATGACAGCCCGTGTGGAGTCGTTGAGGCCAGCGAACCATTGAGCTCCCTTAGCAAGCAGGTCCAACAGCGGCTGCAGTGCTTCCAGCGCCTTTATAAGAGCCGGTATTAGGGCATTCCCAAGTGTAATACCTACGTCTGTAATCCGATTTTTAAATATTTGCAGCTGACTAGCGGTTGTCTTATATCGCTCACTAGCCTCATCCGTCAAGGCAGTATTTTCTTCCCACGCCTCGGAAGCTAAGTCCAGACTGCCGCGCAAAACATCTCCAGCTCCTGACATACGGAGCAAGCTATCTCTCACTCTTATCTCCGATAACTGCAAATCCTCCAGAACAGCAAATACATTGCCGCCTGAGTCGCTTATACGACCTAATCCCTCTACAAAGGAGACAATAGCCCCTGCCGCGTCCTCCTGGAAAGCCTTACGGAAGTCCTCAATGGACATCCCTGCGACGTCAGCAAATCCCTTAACTGAGTCCCCGCCGACTGCAACTGCATTGGCAATGTCCACCATAACTCGCGACACTGCCGATCCGCCCGCCTCAGCCTCGATACCAACTGATGACAGCGATCCAGCGAATGCTAGTATCTGTGCCTCTGTGAGCCCAATTTGCGCCCCTGCGCCTGCAATCCTAAGTCCCATCTCGACAATCTCTGATTCTGTGGTTGCTAAGTTATTGCCGAGCTCTACTATTGTTGCTCCAAGCCTATCAAAACTCTCCTGTGGCATTTGCGTGATATTCGCCAGCCGTGCAAGCGCCGTTGCCGCCTCATCACTGGACATGTTGGTTGCTACACCCAAGTCAACCATGGTGCGTGTGAAGCCCATAATGGCCTCGGTCTTGATGCCCAACTGACCTGCAGCTTCACCGACTTTGGCAATCTCTGTGGCGGCAACCGGTATCTCTGTGGACATCTTACGGATGCCTGTTTCTAACTCCGCAAATTTTTCTTCCGAAGTTGACACGGTCTTGCGAACGCCAGCAAATGCCGATTCAAAGTCTATTGCCGCCTTGGTGCTTAATCCTCCAAGCGCAACAAGAGGGGCAGTAACCTTGAGTGACAGTTGTTGACCGGCGTTGGTCATCGCATCGCCTGCGGACTTAATCTTATTGCCAGCTGTATTTAGACTGTCGCCTAACTGAGTCCAGGATGAGGCTGCGATAGCTGCAGCTTTTTGCTGAGCTGCCAACTGCTCGTTGTTGGCCTGTATCTCTCCGTGGAGCCGGTTATATTGAGCAGCAGCCTTATTAAGCTGTGTCTCGAGCTTTTGCGTTTCAGCAGCGTCTGCGCCCTTTTCCGCTACAGACTTTTGATGCGCAGCGTTAAGCTTCGCGACATTTACACCTTGTAGTTCCAGTTGTTTATTCAGAGCATCAGCCTTATTTCTCAGGTCGTCTGAACTCTTGCCAAAATCCTTGACACCGGAGGACGCTTTATCAAACTCCGATTTAACAAGCTTCATCTTCCGGTCCAGCTCGGCCATTGATTTATTAAGCTGTGTGTCATCTATCGATATCTTAGTGACTAACCCCGCGACTTCTATATCTGCCATGTTGTTCCCTCACCCCCTTGTCACAGCCCCGGCATCTGATCGATGTAGACCGTTTTTGGCTTTTGTTCAGCCCCCGAATGCCTAAGCAGCCGGAAATAAAAAAAGATGTCCATCTCGTCGATTTGACCGAGTGTCCATCCTTGCTTTAGTAGATTTAAATAGATGTCATTAACAAATTGCAGGGGGCTATAATCCCCCTCTATTCGTTTGGGGATTCTGTATCTGCACCGACTGCTTCAGCTGAACCCGAAACGATTTCGTTAATCGTTCCTGTGATGACCGAAAGCATTTTTCTTGCGTCCATACCATCGTAAAACTGATCAATCGTGAATTGATTCCCGAAAATATCTGCGACATAGGAAACCATGGAGTCGAGCGCCTTTTCATCCACGCCCTTGGATAGCTTGGATTGCATCTCGATGGTCTTGCGGAACATCCGAGCTGGGATGAAGTCTTGAACAAAAGTTCTATCCTGACCTTCGATTTTGAGTGTGATTTTCATAATTTCCTCCTATATTTTGAAATGAGAAAAGAGAGGCCTAAGCCTCTCCATTAGGGAACAATTGGTGTGCCGTCATACACTTCATCAAACCATCCTGTAATCAGTGTTGGCGGAACTCCGGGATTGTCTGCATCCACCCGAACACGCCATTGGGAATCATTTTCCCGAGGGATGAACGTTGCGTTGAGTGTAGGCGTTTGGAAGGTAGGGGTGTCTGTTTTAGTGGACAGGTCAGTCGAATCCGGTTGGAATTTGCCTTTAAACAGCCATACATAGCGGTATGCACCATTGCTTTTGAGAGCGCGGAAGCCAATAGCCACAAAAGGCGCGTTGTCGGCTGCGGAACTCACCAGCACTCCATTGTCGTCAATCTCACTGCCCAACAAATCAGCAGCCACTGCATCCGGGAGGTCTGTCATGTTAAGCGTCACAGGGATGTCGCCAAATGCCGTAGCGACCTCTACAGCCTTGTTGTCAGCGTACAAAGTAGCTGAATTGGTTGTTGGTGCTGTGGTCAACTGAATTGCTCCAGCGTAGTGCTTGGGCTCTCCATAAGCCGCTGGGGTGTCGAATGTATCGGTACCCGGGGTCATAATTGCGTAAAAAATGCTATCAATACCAACTGTTACTCCAGCCATTTATACACACTCCTCATTAATAGATTTCTTGCTGGTTTTTTCGGTACCGCATGGGCTTGTGAAAAAGCCCTGTGTCGGGCTCATATTGATCAACAGCACTCGTCCGGAAGTAGCCAAGGGACTTCATAGTTCGGTCAACTTCTCCTGCAATGGCCGATGTGCTGCCGCTTGAAAATATGCTGATTTGCATGACGATCTCTGAGCCGATTGACTGGTTGTCTGCGAACTCACTATCTCGGTTGACCACCTCGAAAAAATCAATACGAGGCTGCTCGGATGCATTGGGAGCCCTGAGTTGGTATATCCTATGACCGCCAAGCAACGCAACAAGAGCCGCATTATCAAGCAATGCGGCCCTGACTATAGATTTGACGTCTGTAATCACCTTCTCAACCCCTTTGCGAACTCCTCTGCCATGATTCGCACAGCGTCACCTTTACGGGCATGGAAGGCCGGTTCTACATGTGGCTGAGCAGGCGTTCGGGAAGTTCCCCATTCCAGCCAGTGGCCACGCCAACTGGTCGATTTGGTCGCGCCGATAAGAATGTATTTCATTCCATCTTTGCGGATTACACGACTCACACGGATGTCATCTTGATAGTGACGGGATTTGGTGTAATTCCTGTCGGATACTTCGACACGCGACTTCATATCTTCTGCAATCGGTTCTCCAGCGGCCCGTAGCGCCTTGCTCTCCAGACGATCTACACCAGAGGTGAGGCGCTGCCGTATTTCCCTGACCATCGCATCAATGCCCTGCAATTCAATACCGCTCATCCATCGCCCACCTCCAAGGCCATGATATAAGTCTCGGTACGGTCGCCATGGACGTCATCCAGGACTGCTGATATCTGATAAGGGATACCACGGTCAACTAATCGCATGTTAGAGGATATCCCATCCCTGTATCTGATCTCGTACTGCAGCATCTTCTCGGCATTGAGACCGGCGCCTTGAAAATACTCTCTCCATCGTGAAGTTAAAGGTTTGCGAAATGCCCAAAGTGTCAGTACATCGTTCCAAATCTCGGTAACAATGCCCTCTGAGTCGGTTTGAGTTGCCTTGACCTGCAGTTTGATCTTCCGATTGAGCTTGTCGCGAGTGAGCATGTTTGGTCGCTTGGACTTGCATCCGTTGCAGGTCATATCGGCACCACCCTATCCAAGGACAGGAGTGATTTAACAGCCTGCGGAGGATCGCAATACCCATTCTCAAACCAGTAGCACACCAGCAGCAGGACAGCTTGCTTGATTTTGGCCGGGACATCTTCTGGGTTGTCGCCATATCCTCCCACATACCGAATACGGATAGGGTTAGTCGATGACAGCCCACCAGACGGCCATACAGCCCCACTGAGAGCTATTAGCCTCCCGGGCTCCGAATAGTCATCCATACGGTAGTTCGCAGCGTCCCAGGTCTCCGCGATCTCCTCAGCATCCGTATAAGAGACAGAGGTAATAGATTGCAGTGGCGGTCGTGGCAGACGAACATTCCTGCAAGACGGCCAATCATTCAGAGCCAGTTCTAGGGTCTGCGTGATATATGCACGATTTTGGTATCCCTCGCACCACTCGCGAGCTGCAGCAATTAGTGGTTCGATTTGCTCATCAAATGCATCATCATCAAGATCAATCTTTAGCTGCGTCTTCACCTGGTTCAGCGTCACCGGCTCCAGCGCTGGCGGTGTCACCACCTTGATTTTCAGCATCCGGTTTCACCTCTTTCGATGCTTGGTAGGCGGCGAGCGCCTTTTCTTTACCACGGACCTTTTCGCCATTTGGCAACTCGTAATAGCCGCCGCCAGTGTGGAAGCTCTCGATGTCATCCAGGTCAGTGCTATCCCCTTGTTTGACCTCGGCTCCGATTACACCGGCTGCTTTCGCTTTTTCATATTCGTATTCGTTCAGTTCAATCGTATCTCCTGGCTGAATTCGTTCACCAGTCCGAGAGTCGATAAACTCGTTTACAACGTTATAATTAGGCATTTTCATCACCTTTCTCAAAAGAGTAGGCGGTCCAAAGACCGCCCCTGCTGATTAGTCCCCTAGTGTGGCTGGCACATCAAGAATGACGTAAGGAGACACTTCTGTTTCTCCATCTTCCAGAGTCAACGGCTCAATTACCCAAGGCTTGCCGTCGACGTTCCAGAACGCCTTGATGACGGTTTTGTTGTTCCGGAAGTGAACGTGTTCCGATGCTGCAATGAAGGGACCAGAGCCATCTTTGATCAGATAGTACGACAGATCCAGCAGCATCAGGTCGCCACGTTTGCCCAGCGTCGGCGTTTTGCCTGTGAAGACAATCGGAATGCCGGACAATGTGTTAGGGATTCCTTTGGTTGCATCACCACGAATAAAGATGTAGTTGCCCGCAGGGTCCTGCAGCGTTGCGATTTGCGGCATAACTGTTTGGCTCGCTACCCACACCGCTCCAGCTGTCTGCTCTGGCAGTAGTTGAGCCAGCATCATCAGTGTATCCAGGTAAGAAATTTGATTGGCAGTTGACCGGTTGACATCAATTGCACCAGGGGCATTTAAGACACCCAGCGGCTTCCCTGTTCCGTTGCCACTCAAGAATGCAATATCCTCCGCAGCTCGCATCGCCATGGACAAGCGCGAACGAATGAAGGAGTCCGCAGCTTTCCAGTTACGCAGTAATTTATCTGTGATGGTCATTGTAGCAGCGACTTCATGCGGCTCAAGCGTGATCTCTTTCAATTTGATGTCCGTTTCAGGCTTCAGGCCACCCTCCTCGATCCATGCAACCTCCACACCGCCATATACACCGTTGCTACCTTGATCCAGGGCAGGCATGGTGACCTTGGAATCTGGCGGATCTCCTGCAGGGATGACTGTCGCGCGTTGACGCACAATGTGGGATTGTGGCTGCAGTTGAAGAATTTCAGGTCGGAACTGAGTTGCAGGAAGTGCGTACCCGCCATCTTCACCAGATCCGAAACTGAATTCATTCTTCGGCACAAAGTAGTGGTGGAATGCTTCCGGCACGCCAAGACCGCCGCCTTGTCCGTCACTTTGTGGCAATTGACCCACACGACCTTTTGGATCACCAAAACGAATGGCATTTACGAGTTCACCGAAGCTCGAAAATCCGCCATCATCTTTCTTGGCAGCCTGTACAGGAGCACCAGCCACTGCTGCCGGACGGAATGGCTTAGGGTTGTCCTCAATGGAAGCGCCGCGAGAAGCCATTGTGGCAGCTCTGGAAGCTTGTTTTTCAGCCTTCTTAACAGCCTCATCAGCTACGGCAAACTGATTTTCAAGGTTTTGGAACTCCTCCTCCTCTTCAGCCGTGAACTCGCGGTTCTCCGCTTGTGCTTTGTTGACCAGTGCATTTTGTTTATCAAAGATCGATGCGCGGTCTTGTTGCAGTTCCTCCAATGTTTGTGGACCAGCAAATGTTTGCAAATCAAGTTTCAACATGTATCCTCTTTTCAATTACAACACTCTCCCTCGAAGGTTCATTTTTTTGGACAATAAAGAAAGCGGCACGCTAGGCGTCCGCTCTGGTTCAGGTGGCTCAATTATGTTGTTGATCGACGATGGTTCTTTTTCTTTGTGGATCTCGTTGCGGATGCGGTTTACAACCTCTGCGGGAAGCATTTGTGCTGCCCCGATACTTGCAGCTAATCGCGGCGCATCGTGATTGCCATACATAATTTCATCCGCAAGTTTCTTCTCGACTGCCTGCTGAGCGGTGAACCATGTTTCCTTTCCCATCAGGCTAAGGGCTTCATCCTCACTCATCCCACTTTTGAGGGTGTAAGCATTGGCAATGGACTTGTTCCAATTTTTCAGCACATCTGATTCATGCTTCAACGCTCTATGATCGCCCCATGCTATCGTTGATGTGTTGTGGATCATGATTTGAGCTGTGGGAGCAATAAGCACCTTTTTGCCTGCCATGGCGATTACAGAGGCTGCGCTGGCCGCAATCCCCACAATCCTGACAGTAACATTGCCTTTGTAATCCATGAGCGCTGTATACATCTCTGAGCCCGCGTAGACATCCCCGCCGCCAGAGTTAATATCAACCTCTAAATCTTCTCCGTCTGCGGCTGCAATTTGCTCTGCCAGCTTGTTCGGGCTAACCGCCTCGATCCCAAACCATTCGTAAATCTCGTGATCGTCGTTAGAGACAATGACACCCTTGATATTGACCTTGGCTATTTTGTTCACCCCCCTCCATCGTTTGTTTTACCGGCTGCTGTGGCTGTGGGAATCATGGTTCCATTGACTAAGTAAGCATCACCTTCGATGCCATCAATCGGGTTCATATCCTCCATCTCAAGCCACTTGTTGGCGTTGATGACACCGTTTTGGCGCATCGTCGCTAAGCCTTCCTGCCGGGATTTGTAGTCACCCCTCATGAGAGCAGACACATTGAACTTGGCATGATAGCCCGCCTGTCTCTCTGCCGGAGTGAACAGCTTCCAGTTAATCGCCTTTTCCCATGCCACCAGATACGGCATCAGAGAGTACTGGACAAACTCAATACTTTGCTGCTCGATGTTGTTGTTAGTCGAGCGCTCCAGGTTGGCAATCATGTGAGGAGGCACGCGAAATAACCCGCATATCTCATCACGGGTGAATTTCCTGTTCTCTATGAATTGGGCATCGCTCAGCGGCATTGGAATACGACTGAACTTTGCGCCTTCCTCCAAAATCAACGGACGCCAGCTGTTAGCTAGACCAGAGCCCCGAGCCTCCATGTCTTCTTTCATACGGGAATATGCCATATCAGACATAGCTTCCGGGTATTCCAAGATGCTGCCGATGTTCATGCCCTGGGCGTAAAACCTTCCAGCAAACTCGGTTGCAGCCAGACCAGCACCAATTGATTCAGCTCCCATACTAATTGGGCTGAAACCGGTTATACCATCGCTGCTAATGCCTGCAACATGGAATATTTTGCTGGCAGGATATGTTTCGTGCTTACCACGGTCGGCAATCTGATATTTAATCTTGCCATCAGATTGGTCGCGGAACGGTCTGCAGTCGGTCCACGGAATCGGGTAAAGATCTGCTGGCTGCCCTCGGTTATTATGGGTGATGATTGAGTAACAATTGCCAGATAGAGCCTGATTCCCAATCTGCTGCTGTCTCCAGGTGACGGTAGTCATCTCATCGTTTGGGAGATTATAGAGCAGGTCATAGACCGGATGGTCATATGCCCTATCCGCCCCTCCTCCAGGACGGTTTTTGTTGATGTGCAGCGGCAGTGAAGCAATTGTCTCGGCCAGGACACGGACGCAACTGTAGACGGTTATAAACTTGACCGCCGTCTCTTCATTGACCTCCACACCTGAGCTGACTCTGCCCCCATGGATCCTCTCCCTCACTTGCCGGTCGAAGTCCTCAAGAGAATATGCCGGTGACTTGGATACTAAATTCGATATGAGTCCCAGCGTCAATCACCTCCCTTCTGGCGCGGGGGAAGGCCAACCCAAATAAGCAGCGCCCCACAAACGATGTATGAGGCTGGTTGATAAATAAGCCAGATACCATAACCCAACATAAAAAAGCCCACTACTAGTAAAAGTTCGCGGACCATTGAAATAATATCTATTTTTTTGAGCCACTTCATAGGGTGCGCATCCCCCTTTCTTCGTAGACTGATCTCTTCGGCTTAGGCCTGAGCATTGCCCGGGTATGGGCATTCATGACAGCCGCAGCAGGGTCGATTCTATTCTTTGATCGAGCCTTATCCAGTGCGATATTTTCGCGATGGTCTTGTTTTTCAATTGCATTACTCATCGCCCACCGCAGTACAGGATTGTTGTCGTGGATGATTTCTTTTTGGTAAACCATCTCGCGGAAGTTCTTTGTTGGCTCGGACAGGATGTTCATCCGCTGGGCTATCTCTACCATCGTCAACCCTTCATCCGCAAGTTCCTGCGAGATAAGACCGGCTGACCATTCGTCATAACACACTTCTTGAATCTTCCACTCGTTCTCAGCGGCCTGATCGATCATGTAGCGCTGTACCATCCTGTAATCAACCACAGCCCCCGGCGTGACCGTAAGCCATCCAGCGTCCCGCCAAAGGTCATAGCGTACATTGTCGCTCGCCATACGGACCTTGAATGTCTCCTCCGGCATGAAGGAATGCGAAATAACCGCAAACCGTCCATCCGGTAGCGGAAACTCAAAGGCCAAGGCTGTTAAGTCAATCTTTTTGGATAAGTCCATTCCTACAAAGCAGGTCATACCTCGCAAGTCCGGCCACTTATTAAGATCATTCGCCCCACATAAGCGCCACTTCGCCATGTCCATGTAGCCATTCTCGCGCTGGTCAAGCCAGATGTTGAAGTTCTTCGTCCAGACGTTGCGGCGATCTCCAGGCTTGTCTTGAGCCGTCTTGTATTGGCTTCTGAGGTACTTCATGCCTTCTTCTGTTCTTGCTAAGAGAGGGTTTGCCTTGATCCAGTTATTTTCGTCCTCGATTTCTTCTGGCGCGTCCATTTGAGCGATAAACGCGAAATATTCTTCATTATCAACATCGCCATCCAGGAGTTTACGGCAATATTCGTATTCTTCGAAGCACGGACCGTTGATATCAAAGCCTGCTGTCGTGATGATAAAGAGCAGCGGCTGCCGCCTCATCCCCATACCCGAAATCAGTACGTCATACATATCGCTAGTCGGGTGCGCGTGGTACTCATCTATGATACCGGCATGAGGGTTAAAACCATCCATGCTCTTGGTTTCTTTGGAGAGTGGCAACATCTTACCGCCGTTATTTTTATGCAGCATCTTGTTAACCCGGGTATAGATCTTGCTTTTGAGCTTCCTGGACGACTTAACCATTTTCTCTGCCGCGTCATAGACAACCTTGGCCTGTTCACGCATCGTGGCCGCCGTATAAATCTGGGGCCCGCCCTCGCCATCCGCTGCGAACATATAGAGGCTGACAACTGATAGCGTAGTGGACTTGGAATTCTTCCGGGCGACCTGCTCATAGGCCTTCCTGAACCGCCTCATCCGGGTTAACTCATGCACCCATCCGAAGATGCTGCCGGTGATGAATTGAAGGAAGTCGTCCAGAACGATTGGATCGCCCTTTTTGACGTTCAAGCCGTCCTCGATGTGCTTGCAATACCTCTCCGCGAAGTCAAATACCTTGTTGGCTTTACCCTCATCGAACACATAAGGAAAGCCCTCAGTGCCTTGCCTCTCCAGGTCCCTCAGATGCCGCTCACAGGCCTTGATGACGTACTTGCCTGCAACGATTCGTCCCTCGACTACATCGAGCGCATATTGAGTCGTGGGATGGGCCTTAGTCGAGGTCGTCATCCTCATCATCCTCATTTACGTCTTTTGGCTTGGCAAGACGCGCTCGAGCTGCAGGAGACAAGCCGAATTCCGAACAGAAGGATTTGAACATCTTCGCATATTGGTTCGCCAAGGCAGCGTTTGGGTTAGCAACCCTATTCGTCGCACCCTTAGTGTTCTTGTGCTCCAAGACAAGACCGTCTTTTTTGATCGCCTTGGAGGTCAAAACAAACTTAGAATAGGCGTCACACGCAATTGCCAGCGCATAAACATCGACATTCGTCATCATGTCTGTCGCCCTCAACTCCTTGACGATCCGGTTCCACATCTCCCGGCCTACAGCGTCCAGCCAAGTCGGCCTCTTGATGTCATCGCTGGCGGGCTTGATTGCATCTTCTGCCGCTTGACGGGTTTCAATCTCTTCTTTTGAGAGCATCGACTTGTTGCCATTTGCCACGATTGCTTGTACAGGCATCTTGGGTCTACCCGCCATCGGATCACCACCTTTCCTGGGGAAAAGTAACCCCCCTATCGATTTTTCCTATTTTTCGTACACGTGAG